GTTTCCTCTCATCAGCCTGAACCTTACGCTGATTGAAGAAGAGTCCAGTTCGCAGATGGTTCACTTGTTTCATAACTGAACCATCCCACCGGAAACAGGTGGAATTAAAATTTGCGTACCAAACTGAACTGTATGTCTTACCGACTGTCATGGTTAAACCAATCCGGTCGGCCCAGTAACCTTGGGCCTCACGAAGAGACCAATTGGCGAAATATATCATATCGTCGCCATTGACTAGGACATGGTCAAGACAAGACCCCCCCGCGGGGGAACGGAATGAGCCATAGACCTGTTTCCAGGCCATGAGGTAGGTACAAAGATTGGCAAGACAAAGGATCGGAAATGATAGGATAGAACCCATCAATTGTCCGTTCGTCTGTTGAACCGGCGCCAGCCTATATTTCGGCCAGGGTAGGATCCGAGCCGCGGGTAACCAGCGGCAGATTCCTTGGCAACCGTCAAAGGAACATCGGCAACTCTCATCTCCGGGTTTTGAATCCGAAAGAAGAGGGTGGCACTTCCATTCTAAGGAGGACACTAAGTCCTCGGGAAGCTCCCCTTGCTCAATCTGTGCGAGTAGTTCTGCACCTGAAACTACTCCTCCGTAATGAATCTCATGCGGTGCAAGCACCGATCTAAGGACGTCACGATATTCTTCGTACCCGAGGATACGAATGACGAAATCAAGTAGCTCGCGTGAAAGCGAAGCACTGAGTTTGTCAGTGGCGTCTGAATAGTCGATACTATGCCAGACAGCTCCGTCGGTCTCCAACTCTTTCGAGTAGAGCCCTGCGACATCTGTCGGGCAGACCGGTCGGTTGATGGCAAAGCATTTAAGCTGAGCTATTGACCGGTGCATCTCTTTCTGGAAGAAGCGCGCGGCGAAATACTCGCGTGCCTCTCCACATGAGACAGTGCGAACCTTAAGAGGTTCCAAAACGACCGCAACTCGAGCCTTGAGCGAGCGCTCCTTCTCAGCGAGCGTCTCTCTTAAACAAGAGATTACCTCTTTCTGAAGACGGGACGTCTTACCGGAATCATAGATCCCAGTGACGACGCGTCCATCCAAAGAAATTGGAACTCCCGAGTAGGCAAGATAGTCTTGGTCGTACCTCGGTTCATCACACGGAGCCTCCTCCCACAAGTCTGAAAACAGCTTGTGGATGGACTCCACCGGTTCATTCTCCTCGCGGAGTCTGGAACCGGCCTCGTGCAGTATCTCACCTGCACAGCCACCAGTGGCTCTCGTCCGCTCGAAACAAGCGGACGCGGTCGGAGGCAAGTGGAAGAAGTCGTCGGGACCTAAATCCCTACATACTCTTTCTACAAAATCTGGATCACGTGTGTGACCTAGAAGAATTGCCTTAAGACCAGAGTCTCTCATGAGCTCGGATGCCTGATCCTTATCCAGAGGATCCTCATTCTGCATATTACCACGGTGACGAAGTAGTTGTCCGAAAACAAAACTTCGAGACACCGGGAAACA